AAGCTCTACTGGTTTGAAGCTCCAATAGTCACAATTAACATTTATGATATTATTTTTATGATTACTTTTATATTTAGCTCCAGGAAATGCAGTCACTAAATGATACCCTTTTCTTTTATTATACCACTCACATAATGGCCAATGAGATAAACATAACTTGTTATCATTATCAGTATGTATATCAAAGTCGCAAATATTTAATTTATATTCATGGAGTTCTGATATATCTATTGTTGCGTGGTCATATTCTCCTTTAATTAAATGAATAGTTCCATTTAATTGTAAAACAGTTTCATCTGCTGTTATTGGGTCCCATGCAAAGTTTCCTAAAACATAAACATGGTCATCAATAGACACAACAGAATTCCAAGCATGAATCATTGCATCGTTCATACTTACAACATCTTCAAATGGTCTATTAAATTTATTTATAGCACCTTTTCTTCCAAATTGTTGATTTCCTGTTGCAAATATCTTCATTATACTACTAAAAATTTAATATTAAAATTATCCCATAGTTTCTCAAGGAATGATTGTTCTGCTACTGATGTTGCTCCATTTACTATTTTCTTCTCGTCTGAAGTATCAATAAACATATAAATTACAAAATCATATGCTGTTGAATAAATCAAAGATTGTCCAAATCCATCACGCAATGATGAACCACTATAACCTTTCTTAAATTCTATAGCAACTCTAACTCCATTAGTTTCAATAGTCATATCTGGTCTATTAGAAGTACCCATAAAATGGATATTTTTAACTGTTGTTTTTACATTACCTTCCCATTTGACCATGGTCTTAGCTTTTTTACGAGCAAGACCAGGTTCAAATCCTTTAGATTCTGTAATCCATTTAGATAAGCTATTTAGAAGATTTGGATATATGAATTGTTTTATCTTGTCCTCGCTTTGATTTCTATAATCAATTGTCTCAAAGATTTCATGACTTGTTATACCTTCTTCAATAACACTAAGTAATTTTAATCTCTTTTTTGACTTACTCGACAATTTCATCAGCTTCTACTTTTTCTGTAGACATCTCATCAATAGCCTTATCAAGCTCGCCTAATTGAATATGCATATTTTGTATCTCTTTATTAGAATTTGCCATATTTTCCATAGCATCACTAATTTGAGAACCAATATTAGTTAATAGTGTTATAAAAGACCTTGCGTCTACCATTCCAATTCCTTCAAAAGAAGCAAATGATTTATAAAGAGAATTCAAATCAATTGGATTTAACATGATTTTTGCGCCTTTCTCTTCTTCAGCTTTAATTCTAGCTTTTTCAATTTTAATATTATCATAAAGATTAAGTATAAGTGCAGCATCTTTAATAGTCCATTTGCAGCTTTTATCAATATGCTTAAGTACTTTTGATATATTAGCAACTGAATCAAAATCTACAGTATATTTCGCTTTAGCAAGCTTCTCCTGTACTTTGTTTACTTCTTTTTCAAAAGTATCTCTTTCCTTTGTTAACTCTTCTAGAGTTTTTGGTTTATTTTCTACCGTTGTCATTTCTTTAATTTTAGCCATTTTATTTGTTTTTATTTATTAAAAGTTTGGGTTAGTTATTTTACAATCAAATTGAGAAAAGTTTAAGAATTGTTTTTCGTCATCAGCAACTCTTCTCATTACGTCATCGTTTTCATCATTCCTTTCAGTGATTCTAGTGATTCTAGTTTCTAATGGAATATCTAAATATATTACAAAGCATCTAGTCGCATATTCTTTAGGTAATAGTTTGATGGCTTCAGCGTTCATAATCATTACATCAGATTCTTCAAATTCATCTTTTGTAATACCATATCGCCATCCATTGAAAGATTGAAATTCTACAAATTGGTCTTCTTTGATTAGTTTATCGAATTCTTTGTCAGATTTGAAATAGTAGTCTACACCTTCTTTTTCATTATCCTTGATTCTTTTAAGTCTTGTAGTACATGATATACCAAAATTAAAGCCTTTATCCATCATACGCTTTCTAAAAAAATCTTTACCAGCTGCGGCTTTTCCTACTAGTACTATTTTACTTGACATTCATTAATTGTTTAGGGTTATTATATATCTTATTTTAATCTGCGTACTATAAACTCTTTAATAAAGAAAAATACCCAAATTGGCCATGTAATAATAATATAAATAAGTTGACCTATTGTATATTCTTCTAATCCTCTTAAATATTCTTCTTTTTCTTCTTTTGTCATTTTATCCATTTTTATACCTGGTAAAAAGTCATGCATCAATTTCATAATGAAAGACCATACAACTCCGATAATAAAATAGGTTGATAAAAAACTACTCATTTTCTTTTATTTTCAAATCTTGCGCTGGTGAAAATAAAAGTTTTGATAGTACTAAGATACCTAGTGTTTGCCAGAAAGAAATTTGGTTGATTCCTTCTGCTGCTCCGAATAGAGCGTTATTCCAAAGCCATTGAACTGGCCATGTAATTATTAGAATAGTAATTGCTGCTATTACTAATGCTCCTGCTGCTGTTAAAATACTTTTAATCATAGAATTTATGTTTTTCTTTGATATTATATATGGTATATTAAAAATGTTTATGCTGGTTCTACATCTTCTATATCTTGGACGGTAATTGGTAATCCAAGTCTTTCTTCAATTTGAGTAAGAGCAGTCGTAACTGAACTGAAATTCGTTACTTTAACTTCTTGAGTTCCTTGCATTGTATCTAAATTCTCTGCAGCCTGGTCTGTATTCTTTTGAAGTACTTTCTTAAGAGCTTCTACAGTATCAACTATTATATTTCCACTACCTTCTGCTGCGGCGGTTTGCTCGTCTACTGCTTCTTCTAATCTTACAACAACACTAGCAAGTTCTTTAGTAGCTGCAAATAATTGTTCAGCTAAGATTTTCATTACATTATCTCCTTCAGCTTCTGCCAAATCAGTTAAAGCTCTAAACATTCTAGTAGTTGCATTAACTGCTTTAATATTTACCTTATTAGTATGTCTTGTAAATTTACCATAAGACCTTTCCATTTTTTCTAATGAACGTGAATGGTGTCTCATTGCGTGAGCATGTTTCATATTCATAAACACAAGAAGCGGCGAAACAGCCATCGCTAATCCTTTAGCTTGTTTCGCAATTACAACAAACGACCTTGCGATAGATTTAATTGGAGATTCTAAAATTGCAAGTTGTCTAAATTGATTAAATAATTCTGAAGTTAGAAAAACATCGCCAACACCAATCGAATCAGCAGTTTTCATTATTGAAAAGAATGACATTGCTATAGATCGAATCGCCATCGCAGATTTTTTAAGTATCATTTGTGGAAATATCGAAGCAAGCATTGAAATTGGACTTAATGCGTGTATAAATTGTTCTGCGTGTGATGCTATACTTGCGACCGCATTTTGAACCATAACCATTGCATTTGCTATTCCAGCAAGTCTTGAAAGTGCATTAAACATTGCAACTGAAGCCCAAACAGCTTCTATATTAGTTCTATGGGTACTTTGGGCAAATTCACCATAAGCGTCTGCGACAATTCTTAAATGATTTGCTAATTTAACCATCAGCGCCGTCTTACTCATTAAGACATGTAATGGTCTAAATGCAGTTTTAAGAACTGCTGCATTTCTACCAATAGCACCAAATGCGTCTCTTATTCTTTCTAATTGTTTTGCAGGACTAACTATATTATAATAAGTTAATTTCTTAACAGCATGTACACCATCAATAAATTTATCTATTCCTTTTGTTGCCATTGCTTGTGCTATATTACCAAGTGGTTTACCTAATTTTATAATAGATGAAGCTCTTTTAGCTAAACCATCTAATATATCAAATGGTGTTTCTTCTTCATTTCCTGTTAGCCAGTTAATAGCTCCAGAAATTGCCTTACCAACCGCAGCAATAACACCACCTACAGCTCCACCTGCTACCGCAATACTTAATGCCATCCAAGCTCCTGCAATTGCTAATATTCCTCCAGCAAGAGGTAGCATATTATTTATACCTACTTCATCTTTGAATCTAACTAATGCGTCAATCATTGCATGTATTGGAGATAATAGACCTCTTGATAATTTATCCATTGCTCCTACATTTACATCTGGTAATTTACTAAATATCCATGCAACTACCCAAATAACACCGGCAATAAGTATCATACCAACAGCTCCTAATAGTAAACCAACTGGTGTTAATAATGTTGCAATACCTCCAATAACAGCTAGTGGTATTGAAAATAAGAATAAAGATATTGCAGCCATGAAAGACCATTCTATTGGTGGTGAAACCCAAGCATCTGGCAATACACTAAAAATCCAAGCGACCGCTAAAATACCAATCGCAACTGCAACAAGACCTAATAACCCATTCATCATTCCTGATACTCCAACTACTTTACTAGCGAGAGCAATCGCAATAAAACCAAAAGAGAATACGAATAAAGCTAATCCAACTTTAAGAGACCATTCAACTTCTGGAGATTTATATTCATCTGGTAATAATTTAGTTATCCATGCGGCAGCTACAAGACCTAATGCAACTATTGGAATTGCAAATACAGCTAATAACATACCCTTTGGTCCTAAACTTTTAACAGCATTTGCTAATAATGCAAAAGTACCCGCAAATACAAAAAGTGCTAAACCTACTTTAAGAGACCATTCTATTGGTGGTGACACAAATTTACTAGGTAATAATTGCATGATATATGCGGCAGCTACAAGACCTAATGCAATTGCAGCCATCGCAATTGGAACCATTGCAAGAGTTTTCATACCCTTTGCATCCATTGTAATTTTATTTTTAGTCAAAGCCTTAAGAACAAGACCAATAGACCATGAAACTGGAATAAAAATTACAGCAATCGCTAATGCGGTAACGAATGTTGCAAAATTGATAGGTACCATTAATTGAAAAACCCATGATGCCAATACAAGACCCACTGCCATACCTACCATTGCTAAAACAGCAATACCAACTACTTGAAGTGCGGCCGCAGGACTAAACCCTGTTATTTTACTTGCAATACCACCAGTCATTCCTGATTTCTGTACAGCTTCTGTTAATTTTATGAAAGGTGGAATAATAACCCAAAATAAAGCTACCAAGGCTAATGCTGTTAAGAATTGCGCAATATTAGGAACTGGCATAATAGATAATAAACCAGCAGAAATAAGTAAAGCTGCCGCAATACCAACAACTGCAAAAGCAGCTGTGGCAAAAGCACCAAGGCCTGGTATTTTCATACCTCCAGATTTTACTGATTCATTTTTCTGGTTAGCTTGTTGTTTCAAAAGGTCTCTAATTTCACCAAGAATTACAGTGTGCCTTTTTATTTCTGCAGAAGTCTTATCTGCTGCCTTTTTCAAATCAATAGTTATAACAGAATGGATTTCTGATGTCGCCAACATTATAGATTCGTTGGTTGTTGCTATCTGCTGTAATGGGCTTTGAAGTAAAGCTATTTCTTTATTACTCTTCATATATTGGTTATGGTATTTCTTTTACCTATACTATATATCCAAAAAATCCATCTACTAAGATGGATTCTAAGGATTACTATTACCGTTTACATTTTTGGTATTTTCATATTCGGCATTTTCATATTCGGCATTTTCATATTGCTCATAGCACCGCCTGTTTTATCTTGCTGAGCTTTGTTTTGGTCTGCTTCACGTTTTAGGTGATCGACAAGTTCCTTAACAAGATAGGAGAATTCATAATATTCCATATTATCAAGCTCCGAGGGCTGCAGGTGTAGTTTAAGATATACGTAAAACTTCGTCTTAAAGAAGTTCTCCAGCGATATCTTGAACAATGAAAAGAGATTTGATTCCGTCACGAAAGTTGATAGGGATTTCAACGTCCTCCCCACCGTCAAGTTGTACAAGCATATTAGGCTGTACTCCTACTTTCATTTTTTCTGCTAATTTATAAATTAAACTATATTTCTTATTTGACCATCCATTCATCTCCATTTCAAATTCAAAGATTCTCTTCTTATCAAAACCTCTCCATTCACTTATAAGATATGGCATGATTTGAAGTACTGATTGATCGATTTCAACATTTTCTTCTTGTCTTTCTTTAATATATGCTGTCATTTGTTGCATAATACCAATAGAAGGTGGTCTCATGTTAATAGTACCAAATGATTTTGTTTGAATTAAAAACGTTTTTTCATTTTTAGTATAATACTTGTCTAATTCTTTTGGAATACTAAAATATTGGAAATATTTCTTATCAACCTCTATCTTATGCATTTTACCTTTTTTATCTTTATGGTCTAATTGTAATGCAGATTCAGGTTCAGGGAATGTTAAATCTCTGACTGATAGTATAATATAGAATCTATCTTCTTCACATAAATCTTTATATGAACCCATTCTCTTACCAATTTTAACTCTAATAGTTGCTGCTAAAATTTCATTAAGCTTAGAATCAACATCTAAAATATTAGTTTCATCAACTGTAGAAAAATGTCTAATTTCTGCAACTTTAGCAGAACGTATAGATATTTCTATGTCATCTGCATAAAACATACCAGCTGATGGTAAATCCATTACTGGAACATTATGATAACCTAAATGAAAATCTGCAGATTGTGCAGAATCAGGTTTGAACCTTTCCATATTAACTTGTCCTTGTTCTACTCTTTTTTCTGTTGATTTTTCTTCTACATGCTCTGCAGAAGCAACGATTTTTTTATAATCCTCGTTCAAATCTTTGTTTTTGTCTTCTTTTTTTGCCATTATTATTTGTCTTTAAGTTTACTTATTTTTGTTTTGTCCCATTCCTTCGAAGTTTCTGGTCTTCTATCAATTTCTTTTTCTATTAAATCTCTTATAAATGCAGAAATAGATATGGGTCTTTCTTCTTTTTCTAATGCATCATTTAATATTATTCTGTTAATTATTGTGACCATTTCCTCCGACAAAAGAACTTGTAATTTCTTAGTTAATTTATTTGCCATTGTTATTTTATATTATTAGTATAACATATTATGTTTTTGTTTCACAAAATAAAAGACGACATTTCTATCGTCTTCTAAATTATTTATTTAATTATGATAATACTTCTTTCCAAGTATCGCATCTCCATGTTACCTCTAAGCTAGCTGGTTCTTGTGATTCATAACTTAATTCTGCTGTAAATCCTAAACCAGATGTAATAAATGCATCTTCTAGTGTAATAGTTCTGTAAATATCTCCAGCTCTGTTAAATTGTACAACTACAATAGTTCCAGTATAATCTTTCTTAAGCCCCATTTCTCCAGTTTGTGGATCGTATTGAGCAGTATACCATTGTTTTATAGTTTTATAAAGATAAGCTTGATTAGCGTCATTTAAGTTTAGTGAAAAGTTAACAGTAACGTCAGCTGCAGTACCATCTGGCATACCAGCGTATGAACGTGTAGCAAATTTATATTTTTGTTCTTGTGCTGCAACTTCTTTGTACAGTGAGTCTAGTCCACTAATTGAGTTGATGTGTTGTAATAAAAGACCTGAGTCCTTTACACCAGCAGGAGGAAGAATTGTAACCTCAAACAGATTCTGTTGAATTGGCTCAAAGTGTTTACCCTTCTTACTAGTTTGGTCTTGTGAATAGTGCGGTAATGCCATAATTTTATTTATTTATTTTTAATATATATTCGTATTTTTCTTATAAGAAACTTCCAGTTGCAATTTCTCCAGTATTAAGAACTGTTGTTCTATGAACTACAATTTCTAATCCTTTAACTGGCTCAACATAAGTATCTACAATTCCCATGTTGTTGTCAATTACTTCAGTATCATTATTAGTAGAATCCATGATGTTTTTGAAGTCATAAACTCCACCATCTTGTTTAACTGATTCCATAAATGAATCAACTAAAGTCTTAATCTCTAATCTTGTTTGAACTGTATTAAACTCAAAGACATAATCTTTAAGAATATCTGCAATTCCGTTTTGGATATAAATTAAAACTTCTCTTACGTGAGCAGAACTTAATGCTGATTTAATTGATTGTTGTCCTGTTTTATTTCCAAGAATAGTTAAACCAACTCCTCTTTGGAAAACAATTGGATTTATTCCAAATGGCTCTAAAATATCTCTATCATCTTTATCGAATGTATATTCAGCTCCAACGATTCCAGGACCAGATACAACTCCTCTACGAGGACCTGCAACTATAGACCAAGGTGTAGCAGCCGTATATTTATCTAAGTAATTATTTGATACATATGCAGCTGGTGGAACAGTAATGTTTTTACCATTATCTTTACATAATAGACCAGGTCCATAGTAGAATGCATAGTTAGCTCCATCTGTAATTCCAGGTAAAGCATATAAAGTAGAAGGACTTAAATCTAATCTACCACCATCTTTAATATATGAAGTTTTGAATACTCCATCAGCGTTCTTAAATGTAGGACCAGGAGCTGTGTTATTTTTGAAGTCTTCAACTGTAGGCGCATTCAAAATAGCTGAAGCGTTTTGTCTTGTTCTTGCTAACGATGAAAGTTGAACCTTAGTTAATAAACCAGGAGAAGTACAAGTATCTACAATATATCTAAAGTCTATCATATCTTTATCTGCAAGTGCTCCTGCAAGTCCAGTTCCACTTAACATTCCATATATAGATGAAACAGTTGCGGCTGCGAAAGTAGCTCCTCCTAATGGAATTGGGAAATATTCAGTTGCAGCACTTTCAAATGATTTAACATAGTATGCTTGTTCTAAAACATGTACATCTTCAATAATACCATTTACTGCAGCTCCAGCAGCAACTCCAGTAGTAAGTGCAGTAACTGTGAATTCCCAGAAACCAACATGTGAAGTAATGTCTGTTGCATGAAGTATTGGATTACCTGCTGTAATTCCAGTAGATGAATCAACTGTAAGTGTTTTTGTACTAGTATTGATTGCGCTATATGTAATTGTTGCAGAACCTATTGTTAAAACACCGGCTGGTCTTAAACCTGTTACGCTGTTTAATATTATACTTGATCCGCCATTAGCATATCCAAAAACTTGTCCGCTTACAGCAGCACCAGAAGCTGGTGGGTTAGCTGGAAAAGATGCAACTGTAAATTCCCAACCTTTACCAACAGTAGATGTAATATTGGTATTTGCAGGCATATTTGATGCAAAACCAGTAGATGTACAACCGGCTAATGCAGCACCGTTTCTTGAAGTATATGTAATTGTTCCAGAAGTAGCAGTTGTACCAGTTGTAAATGTTAATGTACCAGCGTATGGTAGATTTGCGTGTGTTCCACTAAGAGTAATAGTAGTTGCGTTAGCTACATATGCAGCGGAACCACTATTTATAGTAGCTGCTACGTTTGCTTGATAGTTAGATGCGTTAGCAGGTGTTCTATCAACAACTGCTGAAGTAGCATGAGTTACGGATGCAGTTGGCGATGCTGTATTTGTATATACTAAATTTGAATTTGTGTTCCAATCAGATGCGTCAGTAACGATTACTGTAGTAGCATTCGCAACAGGTGCTTGAGCAAATGTACTTGCTTGAAGTACTGCGACAACACCGTCTTGGTCAAGTTCCATTGTATTAGCAGCTCCACTGTTAGGTGTTACTGGCCAGCCTGAAGCAGTTGCTGTATAATTATTAACTGCAGAAGGATGTGTTGTATCGTTAGTTACTGCAGGAGATGCTGTATTTGTAAATGTAAGGTTATGGTCAACAGCAGGTGTAGTTGATTCTAATAACCAATTAGCACCGTTTGCAACAAATAATGTAGTTGCAGATGCTGCTGATGCGACAGCAAATGTAGATGCTGTTCCTGCTATAAAATCTTCATCATCAATAAGCACAAGAGCTGTTTGATCGATTGGAATGTCTGTTTTAATCGTAACTAATATATTAGAATTTGCAGAACCTGCAGTTCCAGTCGTAATTTTACCTACTTGTAATACTTTTGCAAATCTATTAGGATAATTAGTTGTGTTTGCAGGTAAATAATCTCCTTTTTCTATACTTATATCTGGAGTATTCATTGAAGTAGTTGAACTTGAAATATCAAACTTTATTTCACAATAAGGTATATTATTAGTATCTACGCCAAAAGTAATTAACGTTTGTTCATCAATATCACCACTAATTGAACTTCTTCTATCAACATCATTATAACTAAGGAAACTTGTTACTGGATTCGTACCGATACCTAGACCATGTCCTACTGAATTTACTACGTTTCTATTACTTGATATATCAGCAAGAACTCTGTCCTCATCAACAGCACAGAATAAACCAGTTCTTCTAGCTTCTGCGTTAATCATTGATTCAATATAAACATTTTGACCTTCCATAGTTTTGAATCCTGGAAGTAAAGAACCTGTATATTTTGCTAATAATGTAACGTTTCTTAAGTTTGCGAAATCATCTAATTTAGTTTTATCTAAACCAGTTGCTGTAAAGTAATTACCAAATACAGGGTCTGTATCTAATACAGCAGGGTCAAATGTACCTTTGAATACAAAAACATCAATCATAAAGTCAGATAAATAATCTTTATCATGTAGATATGCTGGAACATTTCCAGCGCCATACCATTCTTCTGCTAATACTTCAAAACCATCTACTTCTTCAGCAGTTCTTGCAATAATTGTAAGGTCTGAATCATGTAAGTTTGTAAATGCAAGTATTTGATTGTTGTTTGTTGTTGCAGTTGATAATAACTGAGTATCTGTTGGTTTCATGAACTTATCCATATCATGGAAGTTTCCATATCCAGAACTTCCTGATCCATATAAACCTGCAGCAAGTGTATTATTTGAACCAGCAGTATACAAGGATACGTAATTTCCAGTATCACTTGATACATCTTGTAAATTTAACGCAAGGATAGGACCTCTTGTTAATGCAGCTTTACATGATCTGTGAAAGAACATTCCAAGCTTTTCTAATGATTTATCAACGTTACCATATACGTTTGTAAAATCTTCTACGTTTTCAATAAGTACTGGTGTATTGAAAGGACCTTTTTTAGAGTGACCTACCATTAATCTTAAAGTACTAACATTAATATTAGAAGTTTGAGATTTGTCGAATTCTAATCGGTAAACACCTGAACTCTTAAATTGTCTTAATTGAGGACTAATTGCCATAATTTAATAATTTATTTTTTCTTTAGTTATATATCTTGTTTATCTGCGAAATTTACTATATAATATCATATATATCGTACTGTAGGTCTCCAGAGCTTGAATTGTCTCTATATAGAACTTCTTCCATTATATTTACAGTATCCTGTGGTATAAAATCTAAAAGTTCTTCAATATAATCAGCATAGGATGTTGTATTAAAAAATTCGGTAGAATTTACACATGACATAATAATATCATCATGTCCTAATTGTGCACCATACGATCCATTCTTAAGAGCACCAAAAACTGATGCCTCTGTGATGGTTTCAAACTCATTAAGTTTAATTCTATTACCTTCTACTAATTTCTTAAAGTTTTGGCAAAATACTGATTTATTTGCAGAGTTTAATTTAAGTCCATGTTTTACTGTTTTTGAATCATGTCTATGTTTGAATCTAAGTATCATTTCGTCTTCAAACTCGTTTCTAGATGGAAATACTGTACTCATATATTTTAATAAAATACTTCCATAGGTATTATATTCTACTATCATTTTTACATTTTCGCCATTAAAAATTTCAAGAGATAGTGTATATAAAATTTTTGCAAAGTCTTCAATAGTATGTTCATTACTTCTAAATAATGCAACTTGTTCTAACTTAAAGAAATCATACATTGCACCAGGATTTATTGAATTCTTAATATCCTCATGTTCCATTGGTTTAACTTCAAAAACATTTATAATTGAATAGTCACCTCCTGAACCTTCTGCAATATCAACTGAAAATAGCCAATATTTCTTTTTATTATTAGCATCTTCAGTATCAAAGTCTTTTGCAAATCCTAAAAATCCTTCAGTTTCTGCATGTATATTTGAAAAATCGTCTAAATCTTCCCATTTATATGCATGCATTTTTTTTCTAAAATTCTTTAATGAAATTGGACTTAATAATAATGTGGAAGCTACTGTGAATTCATTTCCATATTGTCTATTAAACGCTTCTTCAGAACCTAAATTTGCAAATTCTCTTTCATACCATGCGTCATCTCTATCAGGGTGTTGCCACCAATCAATTCTAGTTGGTACATATTCATTATTACCTTTAACTGCATTACTATAAATCTCATGAAATTTATTAAATCCATTTTGAGTTGAAGTAATATTGATTCTAGAAACAGCTGAAGATGATAGCGTTGGATATACGTTTTCATAAAAACTATCTACAATTGTTGGATGCACGTGAGCAAACTCATCAAGATATAAATTATGAATTGTAAAACCAATACCAGCTTTTGCTGTAGTTGATTGACCTACAAGCCTACAACCATTATCAGCTCTCATTGACATTACATCATATTTCAAAATACCAGGTTTCATGAAAAACGGTAAATTTTCCATAACAACTTTTGCTTTATCAATAATTTCTTTAGTGGTTTCAGATTTATTTGCTAAAAGCAAAGTAGTTTTATCATAATTGAATAACATATACCATGCGTTAAATATGGATGCTGTCACCGTTTTACCCATCTGTCTTGCGGCTACAACTACATTAAATCTATTATTTTGAAAACTTCTAAGTAAATCTTTTTGATAATCTCGCATTTGAACCTTGCGAATACCTTCATCTGTCATTACAACAGCATATTTTTCTGCAAAATATATTATATCTTTAGCGCACTTAGCTATTTCGGTGATTTCATTATCAGTATATTCAAAAACAATACTACCTTTACGTAAATGCTGTTTACCCTCGTAAAAAGGCATACGAACTTGAGGCTTATATCCTTTGTCAAGCGCGATTATTAGGTCATTTATACTTTTAGTTGACCAAACTTGTCTATCGCTTGAAGCATCTGAATCTTCCTTTGGAATCCATTTATTATCTCCTGTATATTCTGGCATTATTCTTTTGTTTCTTCAACATCAGTTGGATTAACATCTTCAACATCTTCTGAATCTAGACCAGTTCTAATTAACTTCATTAAATCCTTAGAACCTCTCATTGTTTTTGAGTCACTTGAATCTCCTCCAGCAGATTCAATTGCGTTAATATCATCTTTCTTTTTATAGATTTCAATATCTCTTGCAATTCTTTTTGTAGATTCTTCCGTAGCCATTAAATACATTGTTTGTGATTTAATAATATCTAACATAGATTTTTGAAGAGTAGCAAGTACCTCGAACATTCTAGGTGCTATATCTCCGCCTTCTATAGTTTCAAGTAAAGTTGTTAAAGCTCTTTCACCAGCATTAAGCTGATAAACAAGAGAGGCCATTGTCATCTCATCAATAGCTTTTTTAGACTGAATATATTCATCACGTTCAATAATATCCTCATCTAAATAGAACTTCATAAGAGCTGTAATAGTTTTCTTTGCTCTTTTAGTAGATGCTGCTTTTAGTTCTGGAAAGGTTGGTAAAACTTCACGCTCTTTAGCTGGAAGCATTGGGTCGGTTGGTACCATTTCTTCAATAGATTCTGTATCATTCCCAATTAAACTGTCCAAATCTCTTCTTATATCCTCCGCTTGGTCCTTAATTGTTTTCTTTTTATCTGACATAAATAATTTGTTTATAGAGTATATATCTCAATTATGCTATCTAGCATTCTTGAACTTCTGATACCCTAATGATGGAATAGCATTATCAATAACTAATGCGTGTTGATTATCATGAACTACATATTGATTTAACATATTCGCCATTTCTGTCTCTCCAATTGCTTTGTCGAATATTCTAAGACTTGTAACGTTAAGTTTACCGCCTTTAAGAACATATGGTGAGCCACCAGACCAAGTTGATTGTCCTCCAATCATTGATTTTGTTTCACTATATTCTTGAACTAGAGAACTAACATGTCCACTTACAGATAAGCTATATAACACTAATTGTACTTCTTCAGTATTGTTCATAATATTTACAACAAGACCAAACCATTTATCTTTACTTAAGCTTGTATTATGTGTAAATTCATGGTCTACACCATCTATGGTAACTGCTATCTTTAATGTATTTATTTTAATATCAAAACCACCAGAAGCTATTTGATCGCTAATAAGGAAATATTTACCAGAATCTGTTATTTCAAATGTTGGTCTAAACCAAGCCGTAACTGCAATTTGACCATCAATAATCATATTTGATGCTGTCGCATATCTCAATGCTGTACTTCCAGCTGCTACTTTGCTTAAATCATAATGGTTATGAGAAACTGTTGTAAAGTTATTGACAATAGCTTCATCAGTAATAGTTAGATTTGAATCTATATAAGTTCTAGAACCGTCTTCTAATATTCTAGAAATTGTTTGGAATTGTACTGGATTCGTATCTTTCTTTTGCTCATCTGCAATCTCTTCACCAAATAATTCATCAATTCCAGTTACTAAATTATCAGTTGCAATATCATATCCAGTTTTGATAACTGATGTTCTATCTTGATATTTAGTTAATTTTAATCTCCAATATGAGCGTGAAGCATTGAATTCATCTGCAATACTAACAGAATTTACCTCATACATTTTATTGATTATAGGTATAAATAAATAATCTTTTGCACGAGGTCTTATTCCATCGCCAAAAACTGCCTTAAATCTATCATGCACAATATGAACTTCAAATTCTGCCCATTCCATACCAAAAATATTGTATGTATTTGATTCTTCAGGAAATTCATTATCTGGTACTAATATTTTTATATCTTGTTGATCTGCGACGCTAAATAATGAATATTCCATTAAAGTTACGTCTTTAGTTCTATTATTTGCTTCAGTTCTAAAATAATTTACAGTATGTCCAAATATATTACTTACAATATTATTAAGTTGTTTATATAAATTTACAGACCTATTTTGTGCATATGGATTGTATAAATTAAGTGAGTCATCGCATGATTCTTCCGAAATTACAGCGCCACCTGTATGGCCAAATGGATCGTTACACTCTAGACCTACACAATCGCTAGTTTCTGCCATTTCTGTAGTAGTTGTAGTAGTTGTAGTACCCTCGTCTTCTGTTGTGGTAGTTGTTGTCGTATTTGGGTTGGCTGCTGTGATTGGTGCTTGTATTGCAAACCGACTCGCAAGATGATATGTTAATAATGCTCTAGGTTCTTCCGGGGGTTGAATTCCAGCTTGAAATGCAGATGGTGCTGTACCTTCTATAAGAATATAAAAAGTCGGTGAAGCAGCTTCAAAAGTTTCTCCTAAGAGTTTATATAATGGCCCTGCTGTTCCAATAGGGCTAAAATCTTCTTCAGCTAGCTGGTATGTGTAATTAAATCCATCAAGTTCTTCACCAGCAGAAGTATCATCTCCATCTATGGATATATTTCTCTGAACTTGGTCCTCATAAAACCAACCATAACCACGTAAAGCATTTATTATGTTTCCATCAGGATCAGCAGTTGGAGCTAGTTGCGCAGCTGGCCAAAATCCATGCTTGTCTTCTACTATAAGTATATTTGAAGACATTGCTCTTATAACAAACCATTTTGTAGGTCTTACTTTCTCTCCATGGAATATAATCCATGTTTTTTCATACGTATGAAGGTCAGCATCTGGATTAACATTATTGAAAAATATTGAACTCTCTCCAGGAGTTCCAGTTGATTTTGCTTTATATGGGTATCCTTTTGTATGTGCGGTACACTTACCATCTAAAAAATTCCATGATGTAATCCTACCCACATTGTCTTTAAGAAATGGTCCAGCATATTCTTTTACTTTGTCGGTTGGCTCTGCTCCGTATGGGGGACAATCTGGCATATTATATAAGTCTTTATTTTAACTATATATTAGATTTTTATATGTAATCTGTAATAAGCAACAACATTGGATTCTCTTTATCTAATGAAATATCTATCGCGTCTAATAGAGCTGTTATTAGCTGGCATTCTATTGAATTCTCATCTTCAGTTGAATCTAAATATAAATTAAGTTTTGCAAATATTAAATCTGTTGGATTGTTAGAATATGGAATTCCAATTTTTAGAAGACCAAGACCTTCTAATACTGAATTTAATTTTTGTAGCTCTGGGCCTGCAAATATATCGGAAAGGTCTAGTCTAGCTTTTAATATTGCAAAATCATATTTTATGGTCTGTTCTTTATCATCTTCAAGAACTCTAGTAAATGATTTATCAGAATCTAAAGTTATTTTCAAAAATTTTAAGTTAATCATTTCTGATGCTACTCTATGTAAAAAATATATTGAGGTTGCATCTTTTCTTGGCACATGAAAACCGTATGAATCTACCTTACTAAGCTCACTAGAATAATTTGTTGAAATAAAAGTTCTTAATTGTTGTGCAGAAATAATCATAGAATTATCTCCCATCTCCCTATAATCTAATTGATTCCTAATCTGGGCCCACATTTTATATTCGATATAATTATATCTATAAAATGTAGTATCGATTATTGTCGGTACATGATTTACGTTTAAGCTTCCCATTTAATACATTTCCATTGATTCCTCTAATTTTTTTAATGAGGAATATAACTCAACTTTAGCGAAGTGTTCAAGTTCTGAAAACTCTCTTTTACCTATTTCATTATTATCCATGAACAATTTTATAGTTGTGTCTTTAGGTATGTATTCATTTTTCTTAGTAGCTACTTTCTTTGCCTTCTTGGTTCTTGTATAAATCCAACCAGGAACTGCCTTAAAACGACTAGCAACCATTGACCAGCTATCAATAACTGCGCTCCCATTAATTCCATTGATATTAAATAATTGGGCGTTTGCGGGATATTTAATAGAAAAGAAACGATTAATCATAAATTGATGTCTCTTTTTATTTCTATTGCTTATATTTTTATATAGCTTTGGTTTAGTAAAAAGTATTTTGATAAAATCAAATAATTTAGTTTCGTCTAGCATAGTATTATATAAGTAGTCTTAATAAAGTTTTAGAATAATGAATTTAAGTCCTTTGTTGCAGGTCTATCATTATTACCTTTGGTATCTAATCCAGCAAATGGGTCAAATTGTTTTGGTACTGTATTCTTTTTAACAGCATTTTCCCATTCTGTTCCTTCGAGTATTGTTTCCATTCTCGATAAATTCGAAATAGTTGGTTCAATATTAAGGTCTCTTTCTATTGATTCATAGATTCCTTTTTGAATAGGGTCTGGTATAGTATTAAAATGTAATAACATTAAATCTAAATTCTGATTAAATCTAACTTTAATTTCTTCTTTTTCTAATTTACCAACAATCTCATGAATCAAATCAACTATAATATCTACTCTATCTTTATTAAAGAAATGGTCTATAATAAAGTCTCCTTCAATTTCTTTATATCGAGATAATACCTGTGTCGCTACTTTTTCTGTAATTGAGAATGTTCTTATTTTTCCAGTTGAACTTTCTTTCTCCCAGGTAACTACACTTTTTATATTATCTGATTTATCACCTTGTAAAATCTTTAAGAAGATAAAATCATCACAGTTAATTTCTTCAATATCTACACCATTACTTTTAATCCAAGCCTGTAATTTTTCTTTAGCATCATCATGCATTGCGTCAGAACCTCCCATATTAAATAAAAGGTCATCATTAGACATGTTATCGGTTTTACGAGCATTTATTACATCTTCAAAACCTTCAAACGCTATAAGTTTTCTTTTAGTATTATAGTACCATAACGAATAAGATTCATTTGCTTCATTATAATCTACTAGTTGAATTAAATCTCTATCACCAGTCCAAACTATTGTATTTTTACCAGTAGTATTTAATTGAGTCGCCCATCCAAATAAAATATCATCGGCTTCAGCTCCATTTACTCTATTGATAATAACTCCTTGCTTTGCTAATACATCTTGAAATTCTTTATATACATAAAATACAGAATCCCAATTAACATCACTCTTTTGTGTTCTTGTTCCTTTGTACTGTGCTTCTGGGAATAAATCTTTTCTCCATGATTTACTATCAATAGCTAATACAATTTGGTCTACAAATGGAGACATTTTTCTAGTTTCAGAAGCAAAATCAATACAAAGCTTTCTCATAAATTGAGATTTACCTTCATCATCTCCAAGTAATTGTACTCCTTTTTTTCTTGGTAATACAAATAATCTACTATGGATGAAATAGTTTCCATCAATAATAAGTGTATGTTTACCTAATTTTTTATTTCCCATGATTATCCTTTTATAATGGTTTGCAATTTATATACGCACGATAACATTGTTATTACTGGGTCTATAACTAAACTTCTCTGAGCTTGATGTTCTGCTACAGTGACTGCGATTTGTGGTATATGTTTAACATTATTTGGTTTTTCAGTTTGTACATATTCTATAAATTCCTCACCTAATGTTTGTAAAATATCATCAACTCTATTAGAATATTCGCTGACTAAATACTTATAATTCTTAGCTGGGTCCATTTCATTAAATATCAATTCAAATACATCTTTATAAACACTATTGAATTTCTTTACATCGTCTAATGTAATATTAGTTATTCCTTGTGTTTTATATCCTTGTAATTTATTTAATGTAGTTCTTAAATCTGGAAAGTTTCTTCTTATAAACTCAACTAAAGCAGGTTTTTCAATAGACATTCCTTCTTTACCGCATATTTCATGAACTCTTCTAATATATTTCTTTGTTAAATCTAATTCTTCTTCTTTGTCAAAATCAAAATCTATAACTTCGAACCTAGATAAAATAGGGTCTGGTAATTTATTTATGTAATTACATGTTGCAATAAATCTACTATTAGAAGCAAATTGTTCCATTGTAGCTCTTAATGCTTTGAAGAACTGGTCTGATACACCATCAACCTCATCTAATATAACTACTTTGAATTTACCTTGGTCATCTAAAATCGACATAGTACTACAAAAATCAATAATTCTTGTTCTAATAACATCAACAGAAGTATCTGTACTAGCGTTTATATAAATATATGGTAATTCAAAATGGTTTACAATAGCTTTTGCCATTGAAGTTTTACCAGTTCCAGGTGAACCAGTTAGTAGCATGTTTTGTGTTAGACCATCTTTGAACTTATTCATTACC